CGGCAACACGGTTGTGTTTTGGCCGTCGCTCAGGAGTAGTTCACTCATCGTCGTTTTCCATCTTTCGCACAAGGTCGGTTATGAAAGCATGAGCGCGTGAAAGACCCTGGATTTCACCCGTCATGAATTTGTACTCGGCAAAATCTTTTGCCGCACCTGAGATAAGCGCCTGCGCGATGGTTTCGCGGCGCTCTTCCAGTTCTTTGATAACTACGTCGAATGCGGTTGCCATTTACTGCCTCGGTGCTTTGGGTTGAGCTGCCTTCATAGCCTGTTGTTGCATCTTGGCCTGTTGCTGCTGCGCTTGATGGTTGAGTTTTTGGCGATGGACTTGTTCCTTCTGTTGAAGCTCCTGCTGCGACCTCATGGCCTTTAGCCGGGGGTCTTCGCCCTGATTCTTCTGGGCCTCAAGTTGTAGACGTTGCGCTTCAAGTTGCAACTTTTGCTGCGCGATTTGGAAGTCCATCTGGTCGTTCTGCGCCTTGCGTTGCATCTCGGCTTGCTTGAGTTGCAGTTCAGCTTGAGCCATTTGCAATGCAGGGTCTTGTGCCTGTTGCTGGGCTTGTTGTTGCTGGGCCTTTTGTATGTTGCTTTGAAGCAACTGCTGCCCTGCTTGAGCAACCAGACGAGACAACTGAACTTCAGTCTGCTCATCCAATTCCTGATCCGGCGCGGTCATTGGGACGCCAAGCTGCTCTTCGATCTGTTGCCGGTAGGCAAACGCCATGTGTTCGGCAACGTGGGCCATGATCGCCCCTTGCATCTGTTGAGCCATCGGGGTCTGCCCCATCATCCCCATGATCGCCGGGTCTTGCAACATTGACATATGCGTTGTAAGGTGCGCCTTGTGGTCCTGATAGATGAACGCCTTGGTGGGTTTACCAGTCAGAAAACTCATGTTCTCTGACACAGGGTCACGCGGTTTCTGATCGTCTTCAACCGGGACCAACTTCTCTGCGTTCTTGATACCCAACACCTCAAGCATCTGCCGGTGAAGTTGAGGAAGGTCGTAAATCTGCGGGGCACCTTGAGCCAGTTGCAGTGCAGCTTGGTACTGCATGATCCGCTGCGCCATCGTGGCGGCGTTGGGATCACTGACCGGAATCACTTCAACAAGGTCGTAGTCAGATTGCTTGACCGACCGATCACCACCCTCCGGCGTGTAGGAATAGTCCGCAGGCAGGAAATCCCGAATGATGCCCTTGAGGAGCTTGAACTCCATGCGGAGAGATGCATGAACGCGGGCTTGCACCGCCGACATGGTTTTCAGTTGTCGCTCCAAAATTGCCAGCGTTGTCCCAACAGGAGCCTGGGCGCTCATATCGCTGACCTTGAGGTCCGCTACCGACGCAAGCCTCCGTCCGTCTTCAGTAATTGACTGGAGCAAAGCAGCAAGAACTTGACTCGGCTCCTTGTACGGAAGCGGCATGATGTTGTCACGCACACTCCCCGAAGGAATATCCACATCCCTGAACTCGCCCGGAGCGATAGGCGTGTCGTCGCCCTTGATCCTCAGGCCGCGAGACTTCAAGCCACCCGGCAAATTTGACAGGGTGCCAGCATCCACCAGTTGTCGGATGATGGAAGTGCCAGCGCGAGCATAACCACCAATAAGGTGGATGTACCCAAGTCCGTAGGCCCCGAACCCGGGGATGTACGTGTACTGGACGAAGTGTTGTCGCTTGAGTTTCTTGTCGTCTCCTTCTTCCCAGTTCCTTCGGATGGCCAGGACGGTGTTGGTTCCTCTTTCAACCGTGACCACATACGGCAAAGGAACTTCATCTTCGTACCCCGGCATGTCCCAGTCTACGTGGATCTCCAATACCTGATACCGATCATCGTCGGTAAGGGTATACCCTTGCTCCTCGGCCTTTTTCTTCTCAATGTCAGTAAAGAACCTGACAGGTTCACCCAGTTCTACGTCTTTGTAGAAACCTGCTACCTGTAGTTTCTTGATCTCGTTTTCAGTTTTGCGCATGACATGAGTCACACGCTCTGCTGTGTACACGTTTGACGCCCCGTAGGGCATCACAAGGTCTTCAGCCGGGACAAACGGAGCAGCAGGCAGCTCAGTACTGGGGTTCGGGTAGATCTTCTTGAAAGCAGCACCAGAAAGGCCGAGGGAGTACAGCATCCGCTCATGTTCGGACCTGTAGTCAATCATCCGCTCGGTCAGCATGTAGTTCATGTCATCACGAACCCGCTCTGCTGCCTCTTCTTTCAGTCGGTCAACCGCTCCGATGATCTGAGTTTTCACCGGACCTTGCGCCGGGAAGGTCTCGGTAATCATTTCCGACTGGAAACGGATCGCGGCTTCAGTCAAAAGAGGCGAATACACCCCACAAGCCCCGTTCCAGGGCTCAGTACGCTCCTCGTACTTCATGCCAAGGACCTCTAGACCCTTGACAAACATATCTGTCCAGTCTTTGCGACTGTTGATGTCCGCATCTACGAGGTCAATCAACTCAGAAGCCAGGGTTTGAAGCTCCCCGTCGTCCATGTACTCCGCAAGATTTGCGTCAAATGTGCCCGCAGTCTCAGGTTCCGGCATCAGTTCAATCTCAACCCCGTCGATGCCGATGCTGACAGCATCAGGGTTCTCGATCTCGATCTCGATGGCGGGCTCATCGCCCATGAGGGCAGTGTCAAGGGGCATCATCGCGGGGTCGAAGTTCGTTGCCATGATTTACTGCCTTTTATTTCAATGTCAATAATACGTAACGCGGTTGCGATAGGACGGTTCGTCCCGGTAGTCCGTTGGCAGTCTGATGAACCCGCCCTGCCGGTATCTTGCCAGCACCATGCTCAGGCAGTCCACCATGTCGTCATGCGACCCGTAGGGGAACGCGACAGACTGCTCGATCACTTCCTCAGCCCAACGGCGTCCTTCAGGATACCAGACCATCCCTGAGCGCAGGATGTCAGACACGGCGTTCAGACGGGCGATCTTGTCCCCGGTGCCCCGGTGTGGGGTGAACTCCTGCACGGGGATGCCCATGCGCCGAAGCTCCTGAAACAGTGGCGTGCCGCTGGATTTCTTTTCCACGATGAACGCATCGGGGTCCCACTCTTTCCACTCACGGATGGCAAGATCTTTGAGTTCTGGGAACTCGACGCGGGTGTTTATAGCGTTCAGCAGAATGATGTGCGAGGCACCGTCTGTCAGGTCATCGTCACTGAACACACCGAAGGTCAGCAAGGCTGTGAAGTCAGCGCGGTTGTTTTTTTCCGCCGCTGCGTCCAGGGCCATGATGATGTATTCGCAGGATGGTGGGTCGTCCTTCTTCCACGGCTTCCACCAATCGCGCTGGATGATCGCACCCTGCTCCCCGGTGGGGTTCTGCATGTACTGCGCGTTCCACTGGAACGCAGGCATTGATGCTTTGGTACGCTCAAGCGCTTCTAGGTCGAATTTCTCAGGCCAAAGTGCTTTCTCGGCAACCTCTTCACCATCGTCGGTAGGCTTTTTCACCGTCATAATGGCAGGGAATTCAAACACTTCGTATTGGTCTGCCCTGGGGTTATTAGCACCATCTTTTATCAGGTGCCCAATGAGGTCGTCTTGGTGCCACCGGGTATGAATTACCGCTATCCGACCACCTGACATCAAGCGTGTACGGGCACCAAAGGCAAACCATTGATAGGTTTTCTCCAGTTCCTCGAAATTACCCGCCAAAAGGTCCTGTTCCGAGTGCGGATCGTCCACCAATAGCAGGTCAGCGCCCCGTCCAGCCAGTGCAGCACCCACACCAGTGGCGAAATACTCCCCTCCGTGATTCGTTGACCATCTACCAGCGCTTTTTGAGTCAGCAGCGAGGGTGATTCCGGGGAAGATCGATGCGTACCGTGGGTCTGCGATGATATTTCGCACTTTTCGACCAAAATCGACGGCCAAATCGCCCGTATGGGAGACCATCAGCACCTTTTTGCCCGGAAATTTGCCTAAAAACCATGCTGGGAACAGGGTACTAACGAGGTGCGATTTGCCGTGGCGGGGCGGGATGGACACCGCGATGCGGTCTTTGTGTCCGAAAGCGATCTGGGTCAGCAGTTCAGCCAGCTTTTTGTGGTGTGGAGCCACGACGTAGGTCGGGTCCATGTGCTTGCAGAACTCGATCAGACTGTCTTGGCAGAGTTTGGCCTGCCTCCTGCGCTCAAGCTCATCGATGATGACGGCGATCTGGCTCTGTTCCTCAGGGCTGAACTGGCTGATGTTGGCAGCCAGGGCCTCGATCTCGATTTCGGTGAGAAGCTGCACAGTCAGGAGCCAGCCAGCATGGCTTTGGCACTGATGGGGGTATCGAGCGTGATTGGCGGAGCGATGATCTTGGCGTCTTCGGCACCTGACACGTCCATCAGCTTGCGCAGCTTGTCCCGCAGGGAGGTCTCCAACTCCACGGTGCTGCGGTTGTTGACGGTGATCTCAGTGCGCTCGGTGAACAGCCCCACGTCACTGACCTTGCCTAGCAGTTCCAGGGCACGCATGCGGATGCGTGCATCGACGTTTTCGGTCTCTACGATGAGCTTGTTCGTGACGAAGTGTCGCAGGCGCTTGGCGTCCTTTACCACCTCCATGTCATAGGCAGTCAGGATTCTTTCAACGAACAGCGCACTGGCAGGGGTGCTGATGGCCGCGTTGACCTCTTCAGAGGGCACCTCCTTGCCTTGGGCCGATCGACGCAGCGCGTTGTGCGTGATGGCTTGGACGAACTCCATATCCTCGGGCTCGTCTTTGTACCCCACGATGTCCAGCAGGTTGGCTGCGTTCACTGCAGCGCGTGCCTTGGCTTTGATTTCCGCGTAGCAGAGCTTGGCAGACTGGGAGCCAGACTTCGTCGGCAGCGGAACGTACTCGTCAACAGGGCATTGAATCATGGCAGCACGAAGCAGATCTTCGGTGGGCGGAATGTAACGCGAAAAATCTACGCCTGCAAGGGGAGGTAGGGACTCCTACCCGGGGGTGTTTCTATATTGGCAGGGGTGGGGGTCCGCTGGCGGGATTTATTTTTTATTGCCGTAGCCTAATTCGTATCGAATTACGTTCCTAATACCGCTGTTACGAGGGTTTGTAGGGCTTGTTTGTGCGGAACACAGCGCGAAGCGCGGCGGCGGAGTCCCAAAGCATACAAGGGGGGTCCGGTGTGGGTGGGTTAGTAACCTTACTAACCGGAAAAACACGCGTTACCCTAGAGTATGGGGCACAATAGTGTGAACCATAAACCCGAAAGAGGATGATATGCAATTGAAGTTGTCTGTTGTCGCCGCTGCTGTTGCTGAGCAATGCGGCACTGTCGTTGCTTCTGCTGTTAATGCCGAGAACACGGCTCGCGATCGTTGGAGCAAAGCCGGTAAGGCCCTTTACATAGCCGGCGCCCGGGTCGAAGCCCTGACGAAGGGTACGAAGGATGAGCCGAATCCTTCGCAGGATGATAGTCTGATTGAGACTATCGAGAAGATGATCACGGAAGCATTGTCGGCATCCGTCAAGCCGATGAAATTTGGAGGCGACACCTACACTGTCGGAGAATTGCTCGGCATGTCACGGGAAGCATTGCGTGAAGCCGATGATAAGGTCCTGAGCCAGACCCGTAAGTACTGGCAACAGCAAGTCGGTAGTATCTTCGGCTTGGTACGCCGATATGTTGACCGAGTCCAGAACCCGGACAAGGTCCGGACCAAGAAGGAAAAGAAGGCCGAGGAAAAGATTGAGCCAAGCGCTGACCCTTTGGTCTGGATTCAGGACTTGATAAACAAAGCGACAACGGTGGTTGACGTCGTGGATGTTGATCGGTTCCAAAACGCCGGACTTGAAATGATCGCGCTCTTGCGCAAGCATCGTAAGTGATCGCAGCCCCGCAGGGTATACGCCCTGCGGGGTTTTTTTTGCGCCTGCTCGGGACCGGATGTCAAGAGTACGCGAGTGGCACGCCAGCACGCGAGGCCCCACGCCACGCCTGTACGCGAGCCCGCACATCGACGCTGCGCTACCTCCACGCACTGCGCAGAGAAAGTTAGTAAGGTTACTAACTTTGGGTAGCGCCGACATCCGGTCCCCTAGAGTCCGCGAGGCTGAGCAGGGGTGGCACGCCAGCAGCCCGCCCCGGTTCGTTCCTTGTGTTCCTGTTCCTTTTAAATTTCTTAATTAGTTTCTACACTTAGGGTTACCCCTAACTCACGCTACCCCCAGAAACCCAATGAATATCAAAGTGGTGGTGTAGGAGCGTATAAACTTTTGAGGGAACACGCGAACGAGCCACGCCCAACCCCAAACCTTAACAAAAACAAGCCAAAAACGTACAACCCGACCCTCAGAACCACAACCGACCAACCTAGTTCACCCCGCAGAACTCCAACCAACTCAGCCAACTTTCAGACCCCCACCCCAACCAACTTCGCCATCATCCAAGCTCCTACCCCAATCAACTTTGCACCATCCCGACCCTCAGAGCCCAATCAACCCTGCCCATTCAACCCCCGGAACCTCAACCGACCCTGCCATCTCCACACCCCTACCCCAACCAACTGCACCAACCCCACCCTCAAAACCTTAATCAACCGCGTTAACGTCCGAATGTCAACCCGATCCCCTGAACTACAACAGACCAACCCTGTATCCTAAGACCAGACCCAACCAACTCAGCCAATCTTCAGGACAACTCTTAAACCATCGGAGGCCAGCCCCAACGTCAGTTCGTCAACCAACTCAGCCAGCCCTCGGGGACGTTCTTGAACCAACCTTGTTGACTTCCTCCACCACCCTGCTACACTCCGCGTCAGCCCTTGGGGGCGTTATTGAACCAACTCAGCCAGCCTTCTCAGGCTCAACCCAACCAACTTAGGTAAAGATCATGCAGTACCCCAACACACAACTGTTCATTCGCCGCGTCTTCATTAACCGTGCCAGCGGGCGTCCCGTTGCCTGCTACCGTGCCAACCCCCTCAACCCGCGTGCGGTCTGGTACACGCCTGTGCCACTGCACGGAGGCGCTCTGATCTTCGACAACTACGTTGCCCCTCTGCGGCACTACGAACCCACCCTGCTAGCCACCGAGCACATCCACGCTGAGGTGGACACCAACAACATCACGTTGGACCTGCTGGACCACCGCATAGTGCAGGACATCGAGCACCTGCAAGGCCAACTCGGTGCGGCGCGTTCGGGTGCTGGAGGGGTTGCGCGTCAGAAAGCGTTGCAGGACTGGCGCAACAACATGATCATCGAGCTTTTCAACAACGAAATGCACAGGATCGACGACGCGCCGGGAGACTTCAAGGTGCGGAATGCGATTCTCAAGGAGATCTGCACCCGGACGTGCATGTCCTCAGGCACTATTGAGTCTGCGCTGGTCGGGGCGGGCATAGACTTCACCCGCATCACGGGCGTGCGGCATGAGCCCAGCAAGTTCGTCACGGGGTACCCGCACAGGAAGCAGAACGAAATGCTCCAAGCAGCGGTGCGAGGGTTCCGCTCTGCACAGTACAGCGGCACTGTGGACGGCTCGTTCGGGATCAACGACCTGTTGACATCCGATCCTGGCGGGTACCCCCTGCTCTGCCCTGTGACGGGCTTGGATTTGGACTGGACGTTCGAAGGGTCGTTCTACTCCCCGAAGGTGTCCAAGCGTGCGGCGAGTGCACCTGTGTCTGGCAAGAACATCTGCATCATGAGCATGATAGGTAAGCGCATCGTCATGGGTACCGGCAGCCCCCGGACCATCGGCAAGTGGTTCATCCAAGTGCGTGGTGTCGAGCCGTACTACGTGCCCAAGATCATGAAGAGCATAAGCGAGTGGAGACAGGCGCACCCTGATCCCGTGATCGACGAGATGTTCCTTGGACTGCTGACCCTTGGGTACAACATTGACGTACCAGACTTTGCGATAAGGAAACCCGCACCGGCTCCAACTGAACCACCACAAGTGACGTATTGGAGAGAGGAGCAGAAGCGCGAACAAGTAACGCCACAACTAAAAGACCAAATTAATGTGAGGGCAATGCTAAGCGATTGGAAGGACAGTGGAGAGGATTAAATGCTTGACATAAGGAGCTACTTGGCATATAATAGATACATCGGCTGGGAGATCAACCGATACGCTCTTTAACAATTTAGTAATGCTCGCTGCACTTCGGTGCGGCGCTTGGCATAGTGTTCAGTCGCGCCGTGATCAACGGCGCTATCGTTTGCGTAATGGTGTTACTGCTGAGTCACATCAACCCGTGCACGTCTTATCACCCTGTAGGGTGCCCCGTGCAGTAAGAGGTCCGTGGCAGGTAGGAAGGTGAATCGAAACCGAAAGGTTGAGAGCACACCGCAAAGGATCCGTAACACTCCCTGCGTATCGTTTGGGGGTAAGAGTCCCTCGACGGTAATACATGAAACCCCGCACGGGGGCGGAGGTGGTTAGGAAAGACACCACCCAACATGCCCCCTGCTTAAAGGGTACCGACCCGACGCGCAATGCGTCCGCAACGTGCCTTTTAAGCAGCATGTGCGTGCT